GTAGTTAAAACTGTAACTGCAGTACCTGTTCAATTAGGAGACTACTCTATCATCTCAGATGTATTGGATGTAGAAACATTACTTCCAATTATCGCTGCACAAGGAAGAGAATTGGCTAACAATGCAGGAAGACTTATCGATGAATTCATCCAGGATGTATTAGCTAATAGTTCTATTGGTGCTATGTATGCTGGTACAGCTACTTCAAGAGCTACTTTGGCTGCAAGTGATGTAATGGACTTAGACTTAGTTCTTAAAGCTACTACATTCTTAGCTGCACAAGGACAGACTGGAGAAAGATTCAAGATTATTATGCACCCTAATGTATTCTTAGATTATGCTAAATCATCTTCTACTAATACTTGGTTGAATAAATTAATCTACGAAGACTTCAAAGGAATTAAAGATGGTTTCGTAACTGCTGGAGTTAATTACGACATCTACATTTCATCTAACGTTAAACCATTTACTGTAACAGATGCAGGTGGAGACTTCCAAGTTTACCCTTCATACGCTTTCAGAGATGGTGCATACGGAGTTGGAACTCTTCAAAATCTTCAGACTTTCTACAAACCATTTGGTGCTGCTGGAACTGAAGACCCATTAAATCAAAGAGCAACAGTAGGATGGAAATGTATGTACTGAGCAGCTGTTCTAAACGACTTGTTCATCGTAAGAATGGAATCAAGAGCAGGAACAGATTATGCTTGGCAAGAAGCATTAAGCTAGTTAGTTTGCTTATATATCATGGGCTGGGCAACCAGCCTATGAGAATAATCAGACTGATATTTATCTCTTAAAAAGCAGTAGATGGCAACTATCCAAAATATGTATAGTAATTGGTGTTTAGAAGAATTAAGGTGAGATACACAAGTAAATCAGCAAGTATGGTTAGCTTGGTTTAAGAAGGGGTTATTAATATTCCAGAAAATGATATTGGAGTATGTATCTGGACAGCAGAATACATCTTCTGTTATTCAAGATATAACTAAAGACCAAGCCACATATTCATTACCATTAGGAGAGAGTTGAAAACCAGATTTCTATAGTATTATTCAACTAAGAGTAGCCTATGCTACAGATAAAAACTGAAACCCTATCTATAGAGTATGTAAACCAATAAATCTGAGTGACTATAACATTAGACCTACTAACAATACTTATGATGATAACTGAAAGTTAGTAGCACAATGAGGAAGACAAAAAGGTAGTCCATTCGTATGGTGAAGAATATCTAGGAGATTCCCTAGATATACTTTTGTAGATAAAGACACAATCAAGATATATCCTACACCTACAGAGAATGTAGAGAACGGTATATTCCTAAACTATAACTACATAGAAGATACAGACTCTATCACTATGAGTACTAACATAAATAATCTGAATTTACCACGATACTTTTTCGATGCAATAGAGGACTACATTACATTCAGACTTTATCAAGCTGAGAATCCAGAACAGGCACAATGGTATTACCAACAATTCGATAACACATTACATGATAACATATACTGACTTAATAAGGATAAAAGACCAGTGGAGGAATGATTTGCTAACACAACATATTTTAGTCACTATTAATTAATCAATGGCAGTAGGAGAACCAAGGAGAAACTGAACAATAAGTCAAGTAAGCTGGACAGATGGAACAGCACAAGATGTTTACTACTGACAGGAACATAGTTTTCAATACAGTGCAAATATAAACTGTGATGATGAGATGCATGGTATTAAGCTGAGTAATTATGCAAGATTTACCAATGCAGAAGCATTAAAAGAGTGCCAGCTTATAAGTGTTGGTTGAAACTGAGTTGTGGCATTAAAGACTAATATGTTGGCAGTGCCACATATATTTGACGAAACAAATTCTAGTTTTGATGGTTGAGGGACTGCTGTAGGTAGTTGAAAGGAGTGAAAGCCAAATCCTAATATAGATGTTTGTCCATGAGTTGTTTTCCAAGATAGGTTTTGGTATTGAATTACGGTTAATTGAGTTGACTGATTGTGTAGCTGGAGTGTGACAGGAACTGGTACGCAAGATGTATATGTCCCTGTAGACCATACAGATTATACAGATGAGGCAATCTCTACTCCTGTACCAGCAGACCAACGTGTGTTTATGCAATGAGCTATTAGTGCAATCCTAAACTATAACAACACAAGGTTGGTGGTAGCCTGTGGGCAAGAGATATGGGTGTATTATCCAGAGTTAGACCAATGAATGCAAACATGAGAAACGGCGAAATGAACAACAGGATGGAAGAAAGTACTTAATTATGAAGCATGAGTAACCATCGTAGCTTTAACTTGTACATTTGAATACCTAAAGGTTTGGGCTGTAGATGAATGATGGAACACAAAGGTTTACTACTACCAAGGTAATAACAATCTAAGAAGTACATTTGTATACAACGTTGTAGATTTAACAGGAGTTAGAGTAACCAGAGTTTATTCTATTAACTGAATAGATTACTACGTTTCTTCTCAAGACTGAACGGATGGATATGTAAATCTATATAAGATGGTATGAAATACTCCTGTAAACTTATTCCACCAAAGAGCGTGACTAGACCCACTAGATGTAAACTTTAAAGCACCATACTTTGTATGACCGTGTGGAATAGAAGCATGATATACAGACTGAACATTCTATATAGCTGATACCTATGGATTATTCAGATTTAGATATACCCCTCAATGATACGATAAGGGTTATATGAAATGGAAGTTTAACACTAACCAAGAACATCCTTATGGAGTATGTTTTAACCAATGATACCTATATGTAAGTACAGATAAAGGTTGCTACAAAATGAGAGCATACGATACATGAGTAGATGGATACCAAGATGAGTGAGTACTAATCTCTAGGGAATATGAGGGACAATACTGAGGTACTATAACTAAAATGTTAGACGAAATCAGACTTAACTATGAGCTTAATCCATTAACCAATGACAAGTGAAGTATCGATGTTTATGTCTCCCCTAACAACCTATGGAAGACAACAAGACCAGAAGATTACACAGATAATTGAACAGTAGATACATTAGCAGACCTCCCAGCTGCGAGCGACTATGATGAGCAGGATTTCTTCTTTGTAAAGAATAAGTCTGCATACTATATGCCAGAATACGATGACGATGAAGAAGAATGGGTATGGAGAAAACAAAAATCTGGTATCATCCCATGATGATGGTACAAAGTAATGCACATAGATAATACGAATGGCGAAACAAGAACGGAGAAATCAAATCTGTTTAATGATTTAAGCTGAGGAGACTCATCCAGCTTTAAATTTGATTGGCAAACTATTACTTATGCAATAGTTATTAAACAGAACACATCTACACACGCTACACCAATAGTAAGACAGATAGATATAAACTATCATACAAAAGACAAAGTTAATAATGTTTATGATATAAATTAATCTGAATGGAACGAACACAGTTTGATTGAAAGCACCAGTATCTAGCTACTCCACAGGAGTATCCTATTTCTGCTAATGAAAATCATTCTACATACGACCAGTTCATTCAGCTTAGAGATACATTAATATTTACATGAAAGTATTACAACGATAAAGCAAGTAGAAAGCTATGTGTAGGAGATAAAGGAGATGGTAGTACTACAAATACAATAGAAGTCTGGCTTCCTAATTACTTTAGACAATGAATACAACCAGATTGGGCATCATGATGATTTACTACTGGGATATTGGGAAATTATATAACAGAAGTCCCTGCTGACATAAAGACACAAGACCAGAGATTCGGAGAGTTAAGCTGTATGATACAGAAAGATGGACATTACAGGATAATGCACAAGGAGGAAATACTACTCACCTCTTCAGTAAACAAGGTATTCTGTTATGTAGATGTATATAGGAAGAATGCTCAGCAACAATATGAGATACAATATAAATGATGAGTGGCGGTATATGACCGAGAGGGGAATACAAGTCTGACTACAAGTGGTACAGACCCTAACTGAACTGTGGCAATTACCTTAGGAAAGCTATTCAAGAAAATGACAGCGATAGCAGAACAGGAAAGAGACTTAAAGAAAGGCGACATATTAGTACTCAGATTTCAAGATTGAACTTATAACACTACAACATGAGAACCATTATGAAACCCTCTCACAATTCAACAAGACAGTAATTACTGGAGTATAGAATATTTAGATTTACCTTATAATATTTAACTAAATGGCTGAAAACAAGAACGAAAATCAACAGTCACAGACTATGCTAGACAAGACTTATGTGGTTGAATGATTTGACCCTAGTAAGTTAGAGAATGCTGACATAAACATAAGTCAGTATTGAGATGATAGTTCGGAGAAGAACTATAATAACCAAGCTCTATGGTGATGAGAGAACCAAAAATATACTGGGGAGAACACAAAAAACTCTCAAGTAGCATATAATCCTAATGCGACTATAGAATGACTAGACCCCAACTATTTGTACTGACAGGAAGCACAGATGCAAAACAGTAAGGAGGCAAACTATATAGCAAAGAGAAACGATGAAATTGCATCAGCATTATATAATGCTTGAAAGACATCTATACAGGATGTTAATGATTTCTTGGATAGCCAAAGATGATTTTATAATTCTGTATGAAATGAGAGAGCAAATACAGTCGCTGCAGTATGGAAAAGGCTAGGTCAAATCGCTGAACAAAATCAACAGAGCGATGCAGAACAACCTCAGCCTAACGAGAACCCACAATGAGATAATAACGAGGCTAGAAATTCAGCATTAAATAATATGGAATCAGACTTAAATAAATCTACTGCATGAGAGTTATACGGTAAGGTAACAGCAGACCAAAGTACAGCTATACAGACATTAGAAGACGAGAATTCTGTTTATAAGTCAATGAATGCATCAAGAATTCAGACTTTTAAGAATCTTCAAGCTATGGATAGCAACTCAATAGCTAGTGCAATAATCAGTGGAGTAATGGCTACAGATACACAAGCTATGAGAGATTTAATGCAATATGACCCTGCTAAATATCAAGAAGTAAAACAAGCAGAGAAACAGATTAGAGGACAAATGAATATAAATACTATTACAAGTGGAGAATGAGATTTTAACACAGTGGCTACTAACTGACAATCTGGAATAAGTAACGAGATAACAGATTTTGCATTAAATAGTTCTAACTGAGTAACAAGTACAGCTGATATATTAAAGAGTGTAAATAGTTCTCTTAGTTCTAATCAAAGTGCAGCTACAGCTAGTGAACAGATGGCTACAATAGAAGCAGATATGGCTACATTACAAAACAGAATGAAAAATCTGAAAAAAGAAGCAAGTCAGGTTTTTAAATGAGATGTGCCACAATATATAGTTAATGCTTATGTAGCTAACAGAACAGCAGAGATACAAGACCAGCTAAGCATATTAGAGAATAGATATAAATCAGCACAGTCAAGATACCAACAAGAATGGGAACAGACTAAATGGAATGCTGAATTTGAATTAAAAAAGGAGGAATTACAGCTAAAGAGAGAAAGTGCAGTTATAGATAACTGGGCTGCACAACAAGGAGTGATGCAAGCATGGGCTAAGATAAACTGAACTGTAGACTGAACTAAAACAACTACACAATTTACTCAGCAAGAAACACAGACTATCTTTCAGAATTTTATTTCTTCTTATAAGACTTGAGCTACATGATGACAATGTGGTGCTTTTGTTAAAAAATACCTAAGTCAATTATGAGTATCACTACCAAATATATCTTCACTAGATGCTAAAAAAAATCTGATAAACCCAAGCATTACAGCACCATCAGACTGAGATTTAGTAATTATGAGTTCTAAGAATTATCCACAGAACTGACATATAGCAATAGTAGAGAGCGTAGATGATGACTGAACTATGCACATACTAGAATCTAACTGGTGATGAGATGAAAAAGTACACAGAAGAACAGTTAAACCATGAGATAGTAGCATATTAGGTTACTATAGCCCATTTGCTTCTACAGTACAACAAACAGAATGAGATTCTGGATGGAAAAGAAATGATGGTACTTCATTTAACTTATCTGGTTCTCCTGTATATAATTCACTTGATGAGAAATCTCGTGAAGCTGTGAAACAACTATTAAACAATAATATTTCGAAATCATCTGTAAGTAAGAGAACTTGATATGAAGATGCTGAGTGAATCTTCGCTGCAGTAAGTCAAATAAATCCTCTTTGGTCTGAAACAGACTATAACAATAGGAAAACAGCTGAGAATAACTGGGCTAAATTAGAGCAGTGATGAGCTACTTCAAGGAATGCAACAGCAGTATCTACAGCAAAACGTATATTTGATTTAGTAGATTGACTATCTGATAAAGATTTAGCGAAAACAGAATTCAAGACAATAAACGAGCTTATCAATTCTGCATGAGAGAATATCTGAAATACAAAAGTAGTAGAGTTAAAAACATTATTAAACTGACTTCAATCAGAGGCTGCAGGTGCTTTGAAATGATGAAATGCTGCTATATCAGATAAAGATAAACAAGATATGGAAGCTATATTAAATGTAGCATTATCTAAGAATCAGCTTAAAACAGCTATGGAGTCTATGGTAAAATTGCTATACGATAAGAACGAGACAGAGGCAAAAGCTATTTATAACTACTG